TCCTCTTAGATATCGACAGTCCCGGCGGTGAGGCCACGGGCATGTTCGCGACAGCCAACCTCGTTCGCGCTGTGAACCAGGTGAAGCCGGTTCTGGCCTTCGTCAATGATGTGGCCGCCTCGGCCGCCTATGGCATCGCCAGTGCTGCGCGCGAAATCATCGTCTCGCCCACCTCCATGGTCGGCTCCATCGGTGTGGTGCTGACCCATCTCGACCGCTCGGGCGAGCTGGAAGATCGCGGCGTGAAGCCGACGCTCATTCATGCCGGGGCGCATAAGGTCGACGGCAACCCGTTCGGACCGCTGTCGGACGCGGTGCGCGCGGATCTGCAGGCCGAAGTTCTCAAAATATATGATCAATTCATCGGCTTGGTCGCGGAAGGTCGGACTGGTCGCATGACTGAGCAGGCGATCCGCGCCACAGAAGCCCGCACCTATCTTGGCGCGGATGCCATTGCTCAAGGTCTCGCCGATCGCATGGCGAGCCTGGACGAGGTTATCGCCACGCTTTCGCAACCGCCCTCCGTGGCAATTTCCCAGAGAAAGGGAGGACCCATGACCAGAACCATCCAGAACGAGGCGCCCGCGAGTGACGTCTCGGCCATTAGCCCAGCCGACCTGCAAGCGGCTGTCGATGCCGCCCGCACCGAGGCGCATACCGCCGGTGTCACCGCTGGCAAAGCCGAGGCCACGTCCCGCATCAAGTCTATCCTGACAGCGCCCGAGGCCGAAGGCCGGGAAGCCCAGGCGCTGGTTCTGGCGCTTGAAACCGAGATGTCGGCTGTGGATGCAGCGAAAGTTATGACGGCGTCCCCCAAGGCATTGGTCCCCACGACGATTGCCGACCGGGCCGCACACGAGACTGAACTCGGGGCTGAAACCCCAGCAGATCAACACAACCGCGCCGAGCGCAGCGTGGCGGGGTGGTCCAAAGCCATCACCCACGCCAATGCGCGCTTTGGCTGAATAAGGGAGAAGGACCATGACTGTTCTCACAGAAGGCCGCCATCCCGGCGAATTCCTGATGAGCGAGGCCAATGGCCAGCGCTCCCGGGAAAATATCACCATCGCCAGCGGTGCGGGCATAATTGCCCCGGGCACCGTGCTGGGCAAAATCACCGCCAGCGGCAAATATCTGGCCAGCGCTATCGGTGCCACCGATGGCAGCCAGACCGCGGTGGCCATCGCGCTCTATGGCTGTGATGCCACGGCAAGTGATGTTGCAGTTGCCGGCATCACTCGGGACGCTGAGGTGAACGGCAAGGTCCTGACCTACCATCCCGACCGGGATCAGCCTGCCGAAAAGGCTGCGGCCCAGGGTGATCTGGCCGCTGTCGGCATTATCGTGCGCTGAGCGCGCGTGACTTTCGCCGTGCGCTAACGCCAGCCCCGAACTCCTCACATTTCAAATTTGATCCCTCGCGCCCTCAGGCCACGGGCCAATCCCGCGTGGCCAGTCGCTGGCGCGCCGCCGCAATAAAGGACTTCCCATGTCGATCCTCAATATCTTCAGTCAGGACGCCTTCAGCGTCATGCGCCTCACGGATGCGCTTCGTGAGATCAAATACACCCCGTCGCGCATTGGCCAGATGGGGCTGTTCCAAACGACCAGCATCGACACGCTTGATATCGCGATCGAGAAGGATAAGGAGCAGAACCGAATGCTGGTCTCGGCCAGCCCGCGTGGCGGTCCCGGCCAGACCTTCGACAAATCCAAACGCGCCATGCGGATGCTCAAGGTGCCCCACTTCCAGGTGGACGATGCGATCTATGCCGATGAGGTCCAGCAGGTGCGCGCCTTTGGGCAGGAAGTCGCCGTTGAGCGGTTGCAGCAGAAGATCGCGGACCGTGCGGCGGAAGCCAGCCAGTTCTTCGCGCTGACCGAGGAATACCACCGCCTGAACATCCTCAAGACCGGCCAGCTTCTGGACGCTGACGGCTCGGTGCTCTTTGACTATTTTACCGAGTTTGGCGAAAACCAGCAGGCCGTGGTCGACTTTGACCTCGACAACGCCAGTGCCACCGATGGTGCGCTGCGCAAAAAATGCGCCGGTGTCATCCGCCAGATGGCCGGCATTCTCGACGGTCTGCCCTACACGAGCGTCATCGCGCTGTGTGGCGACGCGTTCTTCGATGATCTGATCGGCCACAAGGAAGTCCGCGAGACCTACAAGGGCTATGCCGACGCCGCCTCACTGCGAAACGCTTACATCAATTCCGGCAATTCCGGCATCTATGGTGCGTTCGAGTTTGGCGGCATCACCTGGATGAACTACCGCGGTGGTCAGAATGTCGGCATCGAGACCGACAAGTGCCATCTCGTGCCCATGGGCGTGCCCGGTCTCTTCCGCACGGTCTATGCCCCGGCGGATTACATCGAGACGGTGAACACGCCGGGCCAGCGCCTCTATGGCAAGCAGTGGGAAATGCAGAACGGCAAGGGTGTGAACCTCGAGTTCCAGATGAACGCCCTGCAATACTGCACCCGTCCGCGCGTGCTGATCCCTGGCAAGCGCACCTGATTGGTGCGTGAGGCCGCCCGCTGAAAGGACCTGAGCCGTGGCTTCCATGTTTGACGATCTCGACGCCGCTCTCTCGGGCGCGATCAAGGGCGCCTTCGCGGAGGTTGCGGTTCATCGGCCGCGCGTTTCGGCCCAATATGTCGAGCGCGCAGTCGACCCGGACCGGCCGCAGCACCTCATCTACGGGGTGTTCTCCGCGGGCCCTGCAGATGACGGGCTGAAGGGGATCGCCCGGGGCTCCGAATTCTCGGGGACGACGCGCGTGGCATCGGCCAGCGCCGAGTTCTGGCTCGCCAGGGCGCAGGTCGATGGGCTGACCGCGCTTCCGGCCAAGGGCGACACGCTCACACTCACCAGCCGGGCTGCCAGCCCGACCTATGCGGTCTCCTCAGTTCAGCACACGGACATGGGCGACATGAACCTTATTCTCGTATGGGAGGACCTGCCGTCATGAGCCTGACCCGTCTTGCCATGCGCCTCGCGGCCGCCCGTGCGCTGCTCGACCGGACGCTGGCCGGGCCACGGGTCTTCGACAGCGCGGTCGACCCGATCGACCAGACCATTGCTGAACAGCGCCAGCCGCTGATTGTGCTGACGACTGATGAGCATGAGCTGGACGTCACCGGCCGCGATCTTGGCAGCGGAAACCATCGTTGTGAGCTGGTGATCGAGATCGCCATTGCATCCCGGGTCGAAGTGCCCGCGTCTGATGGGGACGGCGGTCAAATCACCATTGCCATTCCGCACACCGATGAAGGGATGGAGCTGACTCTCGACATCATGGAGCATCAGGTGGTCCGCGCCCTGAACCGCGACGACAACGCGTGGTCGCGTGTCTGGATGATGCTGGTCCCCCGGATCACTCGCAGCCTTTCCCGGCGCGGCGCATCGGCCGAAAACGGCGTGCGCTTTGCTGCGCGGCAGCTGGTCTTGAGCTGCGATCTGGTGGAAACGCCGGTTTCTGGCGGGGCTGTGGCGTCGACCAGCGCGTGGGGCCAGCTCCTCGCGCTGATGGACGACGACGCGGCGCTGGCGGGCATCGCGAGCCTGCTGCGGGCAGAAATAGAGGGCGAGCTCGCGGATTGGCGCCGGGCTGCGGAAACACTCGGCGTGCCGCTGGAGGTGGCAAACCAGATCGGCATCGGGCCGGTTGCGGATCTTGACGCGGACCCGCAACCGCTCGCGGACATCACGTTTCTGGATTTCGACCAGACAGTCGTCTTTGAGCCACAAGGGTCATAGCCATGGCGATCCGCGAAATCGTCGAGCTCGTTGCGCGCGTGACCGATCTGGAGCGCCGTGTCGCAGGCGTCATGCGGCATGGCACGGTGGCGGAGGTCGACCCCGGACGCCAGCGCATCCGGCTCGATTTTGGACCCACGCATGGCGGACAGGGCCGGTTCCTGTCACCCTGGCTGCCTTATGCCCAGTTCTCGGGTGCGTTGCGTGTGCACACGCCGCCCACGGTTGGGCAGCAATTCACGGTGATGTCGCCTACGGGGGATTTCCAACAGGCGGTGGCGGTGCCGCTGACCCATCACGCGGGCAATCCGAGCCCCTCAACCGCGGGGGATGAGAATGTCATCACCTATGGCAATGCCCGGATGACGCTCGCGGATAATCTGGTGCATGTCGATGTGGGCGGGTCGATGCTGAAGTTGACAGCGGCAGAGATCACGCTTTCGACCAATGGCAGCAGCATCGTGCTGAACGCAGACGGCGTCACCATAAACGGTGCGCGGATTGATTTGAACTGATCGAAAAGGGGCACCTCATGCCAGCTGTCACCCGCCGCGGCGACGCCTGCACCGGGCATGGTTGCTGGCCGCCCCGGCCGAGCACGGGCGGCAGTCCGGATGTCTTTGCCAACAGGATCGCGGTCCACCGCCAGAGCGATGGATGGGATGCGCATACCTGTCCAGCGATCCCACAGACCCATGCCAGCGTGCTGGCCTCTGGATCCACCACGGTCTTTGCCAATGGCCGCCAGCTAGGGCGGATTGGCGATCCGGTGGCTTGTGGATCCTCAGTCGCTGCCGGGTCACCAGACGTTTTTGCCGGGGAATAAGGCTGCTGAAGTTCAAGGTTGGAAACGCCAACCTTGAAATCGCCACTGCGCTGCAAGGCGCGATATGCAGGAAAGGACATCGGAATGAACCGATACGCGATTACCGAGAAAGCTGGCCGCTTCATTGCGGGCCAGACCAACACTGGCGTGGGCACCGTGCTGACGCTGACCGACAAGCAGGCCGAGCATGAGCTTCGGCTTGGCACGCTGCGACGGCTCGATGTGCCGCCGGTGAAGGCCGAACCAGAGACCGATGAAGCGCTGGCAGAAACGCCCGCGGCCAAGGTAAGCAAGTCCAAGAAACCATCGCGCATCAAACCTGATCTTGGTGAGGATCATGCGACTGCTGATGATGCGGGCTGACCGGTGGCCACGCGCAGCATAAACCCGTCCGTTGGCCTGAACGCCGTAACGGGCGGTGTGATTGAGGGCTGGCCACACGTGGCCCAGAGCCTGCAGGACATCTTTACCACGCGGTTTGGCGCCCGGATCATGCGTGAATGGTATGGATCGTTTGTTCCGAACCTGCTGGGGCGCACCATCACGCCCAATGAGGTGACGCCGTGGTTTGCCGCGGTGACCTCTGCGATCGAGCAATTCGAGCCGCGCTACCGCGTGACCCGCATTCAGATCGTTGAGGTGACACGCGACGGTCGGCTGCATCTCTTCCTCGAGGGCGAGTACCGGCCACGGGCCACCTATGGCGACTTCACGGTTGAAGGCGCGCGCCGCATCAATGCCTATGCCAACCCGGACGGGGTGCTGATCGAGGAACGCGAGGCCCAAGCATGAGCCGTTTCACCGCCATCAACCTTTCCGGTCTTACGCCGCCGGATGTGATCGAGACGCTGGACTATGAGACAATCGTCACCGAGATGCGCGATGATCTGGTCGCGCGGTTTCCGGCGATCACCGGCGTCATTGATCTCGAAAGCGAGCCCGCGCGCAAGCTGATCGAGGCCTTCGCCTATCGCGAGATGCTCCTGCGTGCGCGGATCAATGATGCGGCCCGTTCGGCTTTGCTGGCCTCGTCTTACGGCAGCAACCTCGATCATCTGGCCGCATTGTTCGCCACGCAGCGGATGCAGGTCGAGGATGCTACCGGCGTGTTGGTGGTGGAAGACGATGATCGCCTGCGCCGTCGCGTGCAGCTGGCCCCAGAGGCGTTCTCCGTGGCCGGGCCTGAAGGGGCGTATGTCTATCATGCGCTCACCGCCGCGCCTTGGGCGCGCGATGCCACGGCGATCATGACGACGCCCGGCCGGGTGCGTGTCACCATGCTGCGGGCGGGACCTGATCCGGTTCCCAGCCTTACGGAACGCGAAACCGTCCGCCTGTCGCTCATCGACAATGACGTGCGCCCGCTGACGGACATGGTCGAAGTCCTGGGCCCCCAGGTTTACCGGGTCTCGGTCGAGGCAAAGCTGACCCTCTATCCGGGCCCTGACGGCAACGTGGTGCATCAACGCGCGCTCACCGCGCTGACGGAATGGATGGCAACGAACCGGATGCTGGGGATGAACCTGCGGCGTTCTGCGATCTTTTCGAAGTTGCATGTTGAAGGTGTGCATTCGGTGGATCTGGTTACGCCTGCTGCGGACATCGTGCTCGGCCCGACCGAGGTCTATGCCCTCGACGCCATGACCATCACTGTCGCGGCCCTGCGCGATGAATAGGATCCCCGTCCATGACCCGTGAGACCCCGCTGCCGGACAACCGGACGGCCTTCGAAGAGGCGGCCGATCTCACTGGCGCACGCATTGCCGATCTTCCCATCGGGTTGCGTCCGTTGGTGCAACCGCATCAGATCCCCAGCAGCCACCTGCCTTGGCTCGCTTGGAGCCTCTCGGTCGATCTGTGGGACAAGGACTGGCCGGAGGAGACAAAACGCGCGCGCACCGCGCGATCACTGCCGTTTCACGCGATCAAGGGCACACAGACCGCCATCGCGGAAGCGCTCGCCGTGATGGGGGCGCAAGCGCGGCGCTTTATCGTGCCGCCTGCCAAGACGTTCATGACACAGGCGCTCAGGGATGAGGAACGCGCCGCCTATCTCGACCGCTTTGCCCAGCTTCGGGTCTATCCGTTCATCGCCCGGGGTGTTTCCGGTCGGAACACCCGGTATCTTTCGGCGCCTGACGGCCCGGGCACGGCCTTTGCCGGGCCAAACAATCCGGTCTCAGTGCAGGGCACGCGCTATGTGCGCACCGCCAAGCTGCATGATCGTGGCCGCGAAACGACCCTGACGCTGCGCACGGTCACGCCAGAACGCGTTGGGGAGTTCAACACGATTGCCTATGACGAGGTGGTCCTAGCCCCCAAACCTACGGCGGCCATCCACCTGAACGTCGCGCCCAAAGCCCGCGCGTTTCTGATCGATGATATCGGTGTGCGCCAACGCATCGTGCGCCTCCCGCGGGCCACGACCTACAGCTACCGGCTGGGCCGCGAGCAATACACAACCGTGCTGCCAAAAGGCGAGCTGATCGATGTGCGCCCACAGCAGGTTGCTGAGACACATCCGCGCCGGTTTGGAGCGATTTTCCCCGGTGTGCCGTGCCAGCATGTGGCAGGCACGTTCCTGCCCGAGACCATCGCTTGGCAGTATCTCTATGATCGCTGGCACATCCACGATCCGGCCCGCGTGCTCGACGAGCGCAAGCGGTCCACCCATCTGGGCTACACCCGGCTCGGGATGCCGCCATACCACGCCGAGGTGCTGACCCGCATCACGGGGCGTCGGTATCCGCGTACGGTGGGCCGTTTCGTCAATGGCTATGTGGTGGCCGCCAGTACCAAGCCGGTCGCGGATGCGCGCGAGGCGGTGATGGTCGCCAAATCGCTGCGGGACAAGGTCCTGATCAACACCAAGACCTGGCGCGTGCCGCGACCGGGCGACCGCCGCACAGTGGGCGATATCACGCTCGGCACTTTGACAGAGGTTTGAGACATGGAACGCACCGTCATCTACCGCGATCGGCAGGAACTGCAATCCGCCGATCTCAACAACATGCAGGACTTTGCCCGCACCTCGATGGATCACATCGTCCGCGATGCGGTTGAAAGCGGCAAGGCCTATTCCGGCTTTTCCGCCACCAAGACCGCCGCGACCGAGATCACACTGTCGGCAGGCAGGCTTTACGCCGGTGGAGCGGTCTATGCGCGCGGTGAGGACATCATCGTTGATCTCTTCAACGTGCTGCCGCTGGTGACCCGCAAGCGCGTGGCGATTGTCAGCTTCGGCCAGGAGGTCGAGACGGATATCCAGCCGCGCGACTTTCTGATCGACGCGCAGACCGGCACCACTGAGCCGCAATCAGTCGCGATGGAGAGCCTTCGCCGCGCGGAAATCTCAACCGTGGCGGGTACCGAAGGGCCGGACCCCAGCTATCCCGCCACGGATGCCAATGTGACGGTCATCGCCTATGTGCTGCTCGACACCACCGGCGTTGTGGCGATCGAGCAGTGGCAGGCGACACAGCTGCCAAACCTGCGCAATGTCGCAAACCGCACGATTGCGCTGGAGCGCTGGCGCGGCCAGATCAGCGGCCAGGTCGATACGCTGCGTACGGATCTGTCGGCGCTGGCAGACCGGCTGGCGGGCTATGCCACCAAGGCCGAGATTGTGGAATTGACGGAGCAGCTCGATGAACTGCGCACCGAGGTCTATGCGCCGGGCGCTTATATCTACTACGGCACCAACCATTTCCTGACGGCTGATGGCTCAAATGTCGATCACCCCGATTTTGACGCGGTGGTCGAGGAAGGCATCCGGTTTCCACGGGCGGGGTCCGAGACCTCGGAACTGGCACTGCTGAACCCCAACAACGTCTATATCGCCAATACCAGCGGGTTCGTGCTGCCCAAATACGCCCATGGCATCCGGCTTGATCTGACGGGCTATGCCTCCGAGACGCGGCTGGCGCAGTACACCTTCGAGACCACGGATATTCGCCAGCTGACCCGAGCGCGCACGCGGCGGCGCTATGGCAATTCCATGGTGGTCTGCACCAACAGCCGCTGGTGGCGTCAAGGCACCTACGATCTGGCGGGCAATATCTTCCGCCGGGATGGAGAGACCTGGGAGGTCACCAACGGCCTGCCGGACCGCATGCCCAATGGCGCGCGCGTGCCCAACGGCAATGTGCACTGGATCCGGGTGCGGCGATTTTGGATCGACACCTATGAGGAGCAATACTGGGACCGGGTCACGACCACGGCCACGATCAACGGCCAACAAGTGGCGCAGACCTTCCTGAACTCGCAAGATGGCTGGCTGAGCCAGGTTGGGCTTTACTTCTCACGCAAGGCCGCTGCGGGGGATGTCACACTGCTGGTGACCGAGACCGCCTTTGGCATGCCGGACCTGTCCCGCGTGATCTCGCGCACAACGCTGCCAGTGGCGGATATTCAGGTGGGGGCGATCTCGACGGAGGTGGGCTTGCCGTCGCTGGTGGAGAGCAAACTGCCGATCACGCCAACCTTCCTGACGGCCGGACGGCGCTACGCGATCGTGCTGGTCACCACCGGTGATCATTATGTCGCCATGACCAATACCGACAACGGGGTCGTGCAGGGCACGTTCTTTGTCTCGACCGATGGCGCGTTCTTCGCGGGCAACCTCGTCGATGACATGAAAATGCGGCTCTACTTTGCGCGGTTCGAGCGCACACGGCTCTCGGTCGAGCTGACAGCGCTGCAGCTGGCAGGCGGCATTCTCGATCTTGATGTGCTGCACGAAGGCGTGACGCCGCCTGCCTGCCGCACGGATATCGAGGTGCAGGTGAACGGGGCCTGGGTGGCGCTTGATGGTGATACCAGCGGTCCGGACCTCTCGGGTCTGCCGGGCATCCTGCCGCTGCGCATGACGCTCACGGGCACCACGGACCTGATGCCGGGCTTTGGGCTTGCGGGCTCACAGACGGTCGCAACGCGGCCAAAGACTGCGTTCACCTGGGTGTCGGATGAGCGCACGCTCGGCTCGGCCACAACAAGCGTCAAGGTGGTCACCGACCTGCAGCATTTTGAAGAGGTGAACCACGATTGCACCGTGACGCTTATGACCGGTGCCGCGCTGGACCGGGTGGAGGCGGCCGATGTGGTTGAGGATGTGGTGCTGGCCGATGGCACGGTACGGCGGACCTCGATCTTCAACGTAGCCTCGGTCAGCACCTACGCGGTCAAGATCATTGGCTCGACGGTGAGCGCGGCAGTGCCGTTTCTGGTCAGTGAGCTGATCGAATACGCCCAGACCTGATCCGATTGAGGAGACAGCCAAATGGCATCCAAACTAACCCACTACCGGGTGACGGTGAACCGTCCCCTTGAATTTGCCGGGGCCCGGTTCCGGCCGGGCGCGCGCTATACGGTGACAGCTGCCATCTTCGACGGCCTGCAAGCAGACCATCCCGAGGCGATCGCCACATCCGAGCCGCTGAAGAAAGGGTGACGCCATGCTGAGGTTTGAAGATCTGCGGGTGCGGGACAATCAGGACCTTGATCGGGACTTCTTCAATCGCCGCTACCGCTTGATTGCCGAAAGCCTCGGCGATCTCGATGCCCAGCTTGCGCGCATCCGCGGTGCCACCGACAATCTGGTGACCCTGGGGCTGTCGCGGGTAAATGAGGTATTGGGTCCTGCGCTCGCCACGGCAACAGCGGCGGCCGAGAACGGGTTTCTGGTGGCCACGTCCTCAACGCCGCTCACTGTGTCGGTGGGTCTGCAGACCACCTTTGAGATCGATAACACACCCGCACGAGCGCTCTTTGCGCCGACACCCTATGTCGTGCTGACGCGCGATGTCGACGACAGCCTGAACGACTGGGCGGTGTTCCGGGTCGACGGCTACAGCCGCGCCAATGGCGGGCTCGCGGGCGAAGTGGTGGCCGTCAACGGAGATATTGGTGCGGCCGTCCATGGCGACTGGGTGATTTCTGCAAGCGCGGGCCTTGCAGCTTCCGTGATTGAAACGGCCGCCGCAGTTTCAAGTGCGCTAGCCCTGGCCCAGCAGGCGGCACAGGATGCGGCGGCGGCGGCGGATATTGCCGAAAGCGTTCTGGCCAATGGCCCGGTGTCGTCCGTGAATGGCCAGGCGGGGGAAGTGGCGCTCGGGATCGGGGATATTCCCAACCTCACGGCGCAGCTCGCCAGCAAAGCGGCCAGCACTCATGGCCATACGATTGCGCAGGTCTCCAACCTGCAATCAACGCTGACGGCGCTGCAAGACCGGATCGATCTGGTTGATGGCGGGACGTATTGACGGAGGAGGTGCAAATGCGATCCACCTTGACAGAGATCAGCACCAAGCTGGGCATCACCGATGTGCGCGATGTGCAGGTGAGTGAGATTGTCGATGACGGGGCCGGTGGTTTCATCCGTGCAATCCGGGTCTTCGGGGAACCCTCCGCATCCGCAGGCCCGGCGCTGATCCTCGAGGTGCAGATCCAGTCCGACACAAAGACCGACCTCGATATCACGACACCGACGCTGTCGTTCTGAACCTCGGCCAACCGCCGATCCCAAGCATCCAATATACCTTCACGCGCGCCTGACGGTCGCGTGGGTGTTCATCTATTCAAGGAGACCTTCTCATGTCTGACCCGACCTTCGGGATTTCGATCACGCGGATCGATACTGAGCCGCGCCCGCCCGTCTGGAGCGATATGTCCGTTGTGGGCCTGATCGGCACGGCGCCCGATGCGGATGCATCGGTGTTCCCGGCCGATACGCCAGTGTTCCTCTATTCTGACGATGCCACCAAGCTGACAGCGCTCGGGGCAACTGGCACGCTGCGCGACGCGGTCACACTGATCAACGCGCAGCTTGGTGAGTTCCAGGTGGCAGCCAAGGTCGTGGTTGTGCGCGTTGAAGACGGTGCCGATGCTGACGCGACCATCGCCAATATCGTCGGCGACGGCGTCGCGACCGGCCTGCAGGCATTCATCGCCGCGGGTCCAGAGCTTGGTATCATCCCACGCCTGATTTGCGCTCCGGGCTATACCAGTCAACGCGGTGTCGGTGAGGCCAACCCGGTCTGTGCAGCGCTGCCCGCGATCTGCGAAAAACTTCTGGCGCATGCGGTTGTCGATGGCCCCGCCACCACTGAGCAGGACGCCATCGATTGGCGAGAGACGATTGCCTCGCAGCGCCTGATCCCGGTCGACCCTGCAGTGAAAGTGTTTGCCGGTGGCGTTTCTGTCGTGCAGCCGCTTTCGCCGGCCATCATTGGCATCGGCGTGCGCCGCGACCACGAAAAGCAGGGCCGACCGTTCCACAGCTGGGCCAACCAGCCGGTGCAGGGCATTGTTGGTCCCTCACGTCCCATCAACTTCTCGCTCACCGATGGCGCGACCGAAGGCCAGCGCTTGCTGTCGGCCAATGTCGGCGTGCTCCTGCGCGGTGAAATGGGCGTGGAGAGCGCCATCGGTCAGGGTGGTTTCATCTTCGTGGGCACTGACAACGCGGGCGAGGACGACCTCTGGCGGTTTTATAACGTCACCCGGGGGCGCGACTTCATCCACCTGATGCTGCTTCGGACCCTGCGGTTCTATCTCGGGCGGTTCAACATCACGGGCCAGACCATCCAGGCGATCCTGAACACGATGGAAACCGGCCTGCGCAATCTCAAGGCCGATGGCGATATCCTTGGCTTCGAGATGAAGTTCACGCGCGATCAGAACACGCCTGAGGAACTGCGTCAGGGCCGCTTCACGGTCAGCTTTGCTGCCGAGGAAGCACCGGTGCTGCGCTATCTCGGCATTCAGTCCGCGCGGTACCGCCCGGCGCTTGATGCGCTGCTTGATGATCTGCTGGCGCAGGTCGGCACGATCACCGGCTAATTACTGAACAAAAGGAGACGCTCTGATGAGCAACATTTACGTCATGGAGGCCGCAAACCTTTTTTGCGGCGACGAGGACCCGTCGGCCTCCAAGCACCTGACGCTGACCGAACTGCAATTGCCGAACCTGCAGGAGATGTTTCAGGACCATCATCCCGGTGGGTCGCGCGTTCAGGTCGAAGTTGCGCTTGGCATCGAAAAGCTTGAGGCCAACTTCAAGCTAGCGGGCTGGGACCCACAGGTTCTGGCGCAGTTTGGTCTAGGTGCCCGGGCGCGCAAGAAGTTCACCGCCTACGGCTCGGTGCGAGACAAGCGCAACGGCGTGGCCATTGAGGCCAAGGCGGTTTTTGAGGGTCGTCTTGGCACGGCCAATGCAGAGTCGTTCAAGCGCGGCGATCTGCAGAGTTTCGATTACGCGATTGGCGAAATCATGCACTATGAGCTCTATTTCGAGGGCAAGGAAGTCTACTACTGGGACTTTTTCACAACCGACTGGCGTGTCAACGGCGTGTCGGAAAACGCAGATGAGCGCGGCATCCTGCGCATCCCCAATGGTTTCTGAGGTGATCCATGTCTGACGCAGTAAAACAAAAAACCGTTTCCCTGTCCGTGCCGGTGACCTTTGAGGGCCGGGAAATCACCGAGATCCGCATTGCCAAGCCCAAGGTCAAGGACCTCAAGCGGATGAATGCGGCACTGGACGGCATCACCGATCGTCTGGATCAGGGCATTGTCATGGCTTCGGCACTGACGGGATACCCGATCGAGATGATCGAGGATCTGGACACTGATGACTTCACCGCGCTGTCGGAGGTGATTGCGGATTTTTTCCCCAAGGGCACGGCTTCGCCTCCTGGCGATCGGTCGTTGCCGAAACTGCCCACTGGCTGAACACGCCGCTCACGGCTTTTGAAGAGATGGAGTGGGCCGAGGTGGTGCTGTGGCACGCGGAGGCCCGACGTATGGCCGTTGCCAAGAGGATGAGGTGACCAGATGACACAGCTCACATCCCAACTGGTCATCGAACTGCTGGACCGAGTAACCAGCCCGGCGCGCCGGGCGGCGAATGCGCTGGCGGGCATCTCGAACACGGTCCGTGAGACCAATGGCCAGCCCATAACCTTCGGGGATCGCTTGAACGCGGCCATCACCCGCAACAACCGCGCCTTGGCTGACGCACGCGGCGGGCTGGTGGATGCGGTGGCCAGCTTTTACGCGCTGCGCAGCGCGATCGGCGCGCCGATCCAGGCCGCGTCGGATTTTGAAAGCGCCATGGCCGATGTGGCCAAGGTGGTGGACTTTCCGACACCAGACGCTTTCGCGCAGTTCCAGCAGGACCTCTTTGCGCTGTCGCGCGACATTCCCATCGCGGTGACAGGCCTTGCAGACATTGCCGCAGCAGCGGGACAGGCCGGAATTGCTGGTGAGGACCTGATCCGCTTCACGGATGCGGCCGCCCGGATTGGGGTGGCGTTTGATATCAGCGCCGAGCAGGCGGGTGGCTCGATGGCCAACCTGATGACCGCCCTCAACCTGACCATCGACGAGACGGTGTCGCTGGCCGATGCGATGAACCATCTGTCCAACAACCAGGCCTCGAGTGCGGCGGACATTCTGAACGTGGTCCAGCGTGTGGGCGCGCAGGCGACCATGTTTGGCTTTACCGCGGAGCAAACATCCGCCTTCGCCTCCGCGATGCTGGCAGCAGGCTCGACCAGCGAGGTTGCTGCGACGTCATTCCGAAACATGGGGGCGGCACTCACAAAGGGCGAGGCAGCCACGGCAGGCCAGAGCCGGGCCTTTGCAGCCCTCGGACTCGACGCAGAAGAAACCGCCCGCTCCATGCAGGAAAACGCGGTCGAGACCACAATCGACGTGCTTCGACGTATCGGCCAGTTGCCCGCCGAACAGCGCGCGGCGATCTCGTCGCAGCTCTTTGGCAATGAGGCGCGCGCGCTCGGACCGCTGTTGACCAACCTCGGGCTGGTCGAGGACACGCTCGGCATGGTGGGGGATCGCGCGATCTATGCGGGGTCCGCCTTTGCGGAGTTTGCAGCCCGCAACAACACGTTCCAGGCCAATATGCAGCGGTTCCAGAACGTTCTGACCGAGTTGCAGATCAATATCGGCAATGCGCTGATGCCCGCAATCACGCAGCTTGCCGAAGCCGTCACGCCGCTGATCACCCGTCTGGCTGATCTGGCGAATGCCTATCCGGAGGTGACGCTGGCAGTGGTCGGTGCGACTGCAGCGGTGATCGCCTTCAAAGGTGCGATGGCGGCGCTGCGCTTTGCCGGGCTTCTGGGGCGCGGGGGTGTCTTGTCGCTGATTGCGGCGGGATACAACAGTATCGGCCGGGCGGCCATCGGGGCGCGCACGGCGGCAAGTTCCATGATCGGATTGCAATCTGCGCTGGCGGCGATGTCGGGGCAGCCGCTTGGGACGATTGGTCGTTTGCGTGCCGGGCTCACGGGGATCGCGCTGGCGGTCCCGGGCGTGGGTGCCTTGTCCTCCGGCATTGCGGCCATAGGTGCTGCGGTCGCCACGATCTCCGCTCCAGTCTGGGGCACGTTCGCAGTGGTTGCCGCCGCAGTGGCTGCGGCTGGCATTGCCATCTGGCGCTACTGGGACCGGATCAGCGCGATCTTCACCGGCGTGGGACAGGCGATCAGCGCAGTGCTGCAGCCCGGGCTGGACTGGGTCGGCGAAAAGCTCTCGTTCCTGAACCCGTTCGTCACCGCCTTCGGCGACGCGTGGGAGTGGGTGCGGGACAAGCTGTCGGGCCTTGGCGAGTTGCTGTCGGGTCTGTTCACCCGCGAGACCCTGTCTGAGGAAGACATCGCCCGGATCACCGAACGGGCGCGGGAGGTGACCGAAAACATCATTGGCTGGTTTGCTGACATGCCAGCCCGGATCGGCGAGGCCGCCAGCGCATTGGTCGCGGCGGGTCGTGGCCTGATCCAGTCCATCTGGGACGGGGCCCGTGAGCGGTTTGGCGAATTCATCGACTGGGTCGCGGGCATTCCGGGCCGTATCATCGACGCGATTGGCAGCATTGATCTGTCCAGCCTGATCAGCTTTGGCGAGCCGCCGCGTTGGCTGCGCTGGATGATGGGCGATGAGGAGGTCACGCCGCCAGAGATCCCGGCGCCGCCACGGCAAGCGGAATTTCATTTGTTGCCGACCGATCAAAGAGGGGCCGCAGAGACGCTCGCGGCGGCGCGCGCGGCTGGGAATCTGCCGACACCGGCGTATCTGCAGGACCTGTCAGACTACGCCGCACACCTGCGCGGTGAAATGGCCGGGGTTCAGGCGCAGATCAACCAGATTGATCAAAACGGGCCAATGGGCGACAGCTTGGCCGCTCCCCTGCAGGCTGACCTGAGACGGCTGCATGACGAATTGGTCGCAGTCGAAGGCGAATTGCAGACTGGGCGCGAACGGGCAGACGACGTGACCGAAGCACTGCGCATTCTTGGAGAAACAGAGACCAGCCCGGAGATTGACACTGGCTCCATCGACAGGGCGCTCGACCGCGTCCGTGCGCTCCGCGCTGAAATGGCTGCGGCTGAGGGTGGGGCGGTGGCATCTGTGCCGTCAGTGCCGCAAATCGACGGTGCCCGTGCGGATGGTGGCCCGATCAGCCGCGACGACACCTATCTGGTGGGCGAGGAGGGACCAGAGCTGGTCACGCCGTCCCGTTCGGGCTTCGTAAACACGTTCGGGGAAATTGCCACCGTGATGGCCGCCCTGCAGCGCTTGCCTGGCATCTTGCAAGTCGTAAACCGTGCCGGGCCAGACTTGATCAGTTCACAGCCGCGCGAGGCGGAACCGGCGTCAGTTAACGTGCCGCCACTAACTAGCGCGCCAATGGCGGATATCAGCGTGCCTGCACCAAGGCTTGAGGTGAGCGAGCCCATCCAGATGCCAACACCGCAAGTGGCAACTGCCGATCCAGTGAACATGCCAACGCTGGAATTAGGCCCAGCACCACAGGTCATCGTGCCGACACCACAGGTTGGGGCACCGGCCGACATTGTTGTTCCGACTGCGCGGGTTGTTCCCCCGGCGGACGTCACAGTTCCCGCGCCGAAGCTGACATCCCCGGACCGGATCGATCTTTCACCGCCGGAATTGGGCCCGACACCACAGGTCATCGTTCCGACGCCAGAGGTTGGGGCACCAGACGATGTCGTTGTGCCAGCACCAGAACTCACTGGCGCACCGACTGTGCAAATGCCGTCCCCACTCGTCAGCTCCCCCGAAGACGTCGCGGTCCCGGCGCCCGAACTGCACATCCAAGAGGCACTGGCACCTCCTGCGTCAGAGGTCATTCAGCAAAAGCCGCATTTGCCTGCTTTGCAGGCAAATGCCGAAAAAGTCACTGATCAGGAGGACAGGTCGGATGCGCCTCAGCATGATGCCAGCGCCGAGCCGGGCGTATCCATGGAAGAGAGCAAGCCCAAACTCGTCAGCGCTCACTTCGAAGTCTCAATCAACGTCACGCCGACCATCCACACAACAGAACGCGTCGATCCTGCGCAGCTCTCCCGCGACATCGGCGAGCAGATGCGCAGCGAACTGCGCGAGGCTTTCCGGGGCGTCTTTGCAGATACAGGCATGAGGTTTGCGTGATGCTGATGATATTGGGACCGGTGCAGTTCGAGGTGATCCCCTTCAATACGAACACTTATGGCCACGGCCATGAGGCGGGCTTTGCCGAAAAGCCCGTCCTCGGGACCCGCCCACCGCTGGAGTTCGTGGGCGAAGGCCCGGAAAGCTGGACCATCAAGGCCAAGCTTTATCCGGAAAAGTTCGGCGGGCTGGGTCAGTTGCAAACCCTCTATCAGGCGCGGGCATCGGGGCGGCCGCAATACCTGATGCGCGGCGACGGCGCGGTCATGGGCTGGGTGGTTATTCTCGATGTGCAGGAACGCTCCACCTATCTCGATCCCAAAGGCGTTGGAAAGGTCATCGACGTCGATATTAGCGTCAAACGCTGCGGCAGCCCATCGTCGGGCAGCTTCTTCTCGCTGCTGGCCGATATCTTCCTTTGGGCTACGCGGTGAGTGCCATGAGGACCTCCGTGACCAAACCAGTCACCGAAACCGTGACCATCGAGGGCGACGGGCTGACCGTCGCCCTGATCGTCTGGCGACGTTTCCACCGGCCCATGCCCAGTCTGGTGGAGCAGATTTACGACATGAATCCCGGGCTGGCCGATCTTGGCCAGACCCTGCCGGTCGGGACGCGCTTTGATATGCTGATCCCGATCCCGCGCGCACAGCAGGTGCTGGACCCGATCCGGCTTTGGTAAGGAGACCCGTCCCATGTCAAAACGCGCTGTGTTCAATGTTACGGTGGCGGGGAGCAATATCACCACAGCACTGCTGCCGGTGCTGATTGGACTGCGGGTCTCGGACAAGGTGGGCACCCATACCGACAGCGCCGATCTGGAAATCGACGACACAGACGCCCGGATCATCCTGCCGCAAAAGGGGGCCGATGTGGTGATAGCGCTCGGCTGGGAGAGCGCAGGCCTGCGGGTGGTGTTCCGCGGCACCGTCGATGAGGTGAAATCCTCCGGCAATCGGGGCGCAGGGCGTCGGTTGATGATTGTGGCCAAAGGAATGGATACGACTGGGCCGGCCAAGGAAGGTCAGCAGCGCCATTGGGACAACCAGACCATCGAGACGATCCTGCGCGATGCGGCCCGCCATGCGGGGATCGCAACTGTCGAGGTGGATCCCGAGCTGCGAGATTTGTGGCGGACTTATTTCGAGATGCGCGACGAAAGCTTCATCGCCATGGGCGAACGGCTGGCCCGTGAGGTGGGCGGCAACTTCCGGATCGTTGGCAACACCGCGATCCTGTCTAAGCGCAACGGTACCTATCAGGCCTTTGTGCTGGCTCGCTGGGGCGACAATCTGCAGAGCTGGGATATTGCCCCACAGTTGGGGCGGCCGCAGTTCAGCACGGTTCGCGCAAGGTGGTATGACATGATTGCCGCACGGTGGGAGTTGGCAGAGCGCGCCACCGGTCTTGATGTACGCGCGCTGCATGCGTTTCGCTTTGCCAAACCGGATACGGTTGAGACCACCCAGCAGACCGAGAGTGATGCCGCGACCGCCGCGCGGGACGCGGGCGAAGGCACGGTCACGATCGAGGGTGATCCCGCTGCGATCCCGGACGGGCTGTGCATCATCGCAGGCACGCGGCCCGGCGTCGATGGCGCGTACCGGATTGAGGCAGTGACCCACACGCTGACGCGCGCGGGTGGGTTTGTGACGACGCTGGAGCTCAAACAGCCCCAGGACGGCGCGGGTTCTGACGACCGCTAGCGCCGCGCATCTGGCAGAACGATCATATGACAAGAAGGCGGAAGCCCATGACAGATAATGATTTGCGATCCGAAATCGCAGCGATACGCAGCACACTGCGCCATATCGAGGCAGAGCTGACCGACGCCAAAGAGCATCGCAAGGAGACTTCGGCCCTGGTGCAGGACTTCATCACGCGGCTGGTACGTCTGGAAACCGGTGGTGCGGTCCTGAGCGGCTTGCCAAAGCAGGTCCATCAGAACGAGGTCTCCAATATCGCGCAGGAGGCCCGGCACCAGGCCCATCAAGATGCAACCGAAGCCATGCGCAAGACGGTTCTGGCGGGCTTCGCAATCGCCGGAACCGTCTCGTCGATCATCGGCCTGCTGGCCTCCTGGCTCATTCTGACCTGACGCGGCGTTGACCGCACCACGCTCACCACATCCCCAGAAACCTGAACTTTACAAACCGCGCACGCCTGCGGGCAGCTTTGCGCATGGAGAGACGCTATGACCCCTTTTGATATCGCCAAGACCTATATCGGAACCGTTGAGGGCCCGGGACCCGAGAACAACCCCACCATCATGGAAATGTACGCATCGGTCGGCCATGACTGGGTGGAGCATGACTCTGTGGCCTGGTGCGCGGCCTTTGTCGGACATTGCCTTGAGAAGGCGGGCCTGCGGTCGACCCGCAAGCTGACCGCGCGGTCTTATCTGAATTGGGGCGTCCCGGTAGCGGTGCACGAGGCCCAGCCGGGCGATATTGGCGTGATCCCACGCGGCAGCTCCAGCTGGCAGGGGCATGTGTTCTTTATCGACCGCATCGAGGGTGCCTGGGTCTGGGGGCTTGGTGGCAACCAGTCTGACGCGGTAAACATCAAACGCTATCCGGTCTCAAAGCTGCTTGGGGTGCGCCGGGCGGGAAACGTGGCCCCGGCCGTCACCCTGTCCTTGCGCGAGGTGCAAGCGCGCCTGCGCGGGCTGGGCTATCACGAAGTGGGCAAGGCCGATGGCATCATGGGACCGCGCACGCGCGCTGCCATCCTGGCGTTTCGGGATGATAACAGTCTGCCGCTGGTGCCGATCATCGATGTGGCTTTTGCCGATGCCCTTGAGCGCGCAGAGCCACGAGGGGTTGCGCCTGAACGGGCCGATGGCATCCCGGCCAAAAGCCGCATTGTCACTGCGGCCAACGCCCAGATCGGGCTCGGAACGCTTGGGGCACTTGGCACTGTCGGTGCACAAATCGCACCGGCTGTCACTGAAGCAGAAGGAGCCCGGGCGCTGGCGGATCGGGTGTTTGGCATCCTTGGGCTGGAGGGCTGGCTTTCGACAGCCCTGCCTTGGGTGGGTGCTGCCGTGTTCATCGGGGTCATCATTTATGCCGTGAAGGCGCGCAGCGCCCGGATTGAAGACCACCGCATCGGGAAAACGCCGTGATGGGCGCGTTCATCACAACGGCGCTCTCGGGGCTTGGTCGACGCGCCGCTCTCTGGGGCGCGTTGGCCGCCGCACTCGGTTTTGCGATCTGGGCCCTGATCCGACACGGTCGCCATCAAGCCGAAGCCGATCTCGCAATACGGAAGGCCGACGCGCGGGTGCGTGCGATGCAGACATCAAAGGAGACCCGCCATGAAGTTCGCAACGCTGACCGCGCTGACCTTGGTGATCGGGCTGACCGCTGGATGCGCGATTGAGCCTCGCTGGGTGC